GCCTCCTCCGGGGACTTCGCCTCCCCGAGGATCCTGCCGCACGTGGCGAGGATGATCTTTCCATCCAGCCTTTTGTACTTCGGGACTGCGCATGCGAGGTCGCTCAAACCCCACGGCACATTCTGTGACATGCTTCTCTCTCCCAATAATTGGTGTGGTGTCCTGGATAAACCCAGTTCACCGCGCCTATCTACCTTCCATTCCAGTCCGCATAATCGGACCAGGGGTCTCCGAAAATTTTTCCTCCTTTCGTCCCCTACTTTGTTGATACCGGCTGGCCTGCCTGAGGGCGAGCTAAGACAGGTTCCGGTGGGTAGATTTAAGAACGCGATTCCCTGACAAGGGTCTTATACCAATAAGCTTGAGGATTGGACTGAACGCAGGAGGGGTGTAGAGGTAGAATGCGGTCATGTCCTACAGCCTCGGCGGGCGCGTCATCGACCTGATGGATGATCCGGGCCTCAAACTGCTCGGGAATTCGCCCTACTTCGAGAAGGTCGCCTCCCTGCCGGTGGGGGACCCGGCGAAGCTGGCGTCCCTGGACGACAGGCACTTCGGGGTCATCTTCCTGACCAAGAGCGGCGGGGCCATCCGGAAGTACCCCCTGAACGACCTGACGAACACCGTCCTGTCGAATGTCTACTTCGACCTGGCCCACTCCCAGCTCCCGGTGGAGGCCAAGGTCGCCGCGGCGACGCGGATCAAGCAGGCGTGCGACCTCTTCGGGGTCGGCTGCACCGCGGCGGTCGAGAAGTTTGCCGCCGAAGAGCTCCCTGAGGGGCGCCATTACGTCCAGCTCGACAAGGTGGCGTCCTCGTCCGGCAGGTCCGTCGACCTCTTCAAGCAGCTCAACGACTCCTACGTCGAGAACCGCGACAAGTACGGCCGCGCCGAGAAGATCGAGCTGGCGATGGCCATGAAAGAGGCTGGCGCGCGGTTCGGCTTCGAAGTCCACGACGATCTGAAGTCGTACGCCCTTACGAATCCAGCCGTGGACCAGGAGGCCCTCTACGGGCAGTGCTCGCTCCGGAAGCACCTGACGGCCCACGAGCCGAAGGCGGCCGGCCTCATGGACGAGTTCCTCGAGAAGCACGCGGACTTCGATCCCAAGGAGACCGTGAAGCTCCTCGAGACGTTCGACAAGCAGTTCGGCCTGGACGGCTACTGGAGCCGTGGCCTCGATCCGTACCGCGTCCTCGCCGAGAAGGTCGCGTACCACAACGTCCCGCTCCGGCCTGGCGGGCCGACCCAGCAGTTCACCGAAGACGAAGTCAAAGGCTGGGTCTCCTCGAACAGCGACCTCGTCTCGAAGATGTTCGGGAAGGACCTCGGAGAGCGCATCAAGGCCGACCCGATGTCGGTCTGGAACCTCCCGACGGCCAGCCGCGAGTTCATCGCCGCCAGGATCGAACATGCAAGAGAAGACACCCCTGTCGAAGCCAAGTGACCTCGGCTTCTCTGAGGCGGTCTCCTCTCTCTTCTCGGACGTGACCACCAAAGTTGCCGCTGAGGCGACTTTCGAGAAGGAGATGACCGCCCTCGGGATCGTGAACTCCATGCACGCCATCGGGCGCGAATGGGTTCTGTGGGAGCCTGAGACGATCTGGTCGGAAGCCAAGCGCGTCTTCAGCTCGCCGCTCTCCGAGCTGTCCAAGTCGAAGATCGAGGCGGTAAAGACGCTCCTCGTCTCAAACGCCTTCTGGGCGGATCACCTGGTCTTCGAGAAGGTCTGCGTGGCCCTGAACGACGCACAGCCGGTCTTCGACCAGTACCAGCACCCAAGCCCGGCGATGCTCGCCCTGGCCGTCGCGGAGGCGGCGACCATCCGGAAGGCCTCGTTTTCAGACGAGGTTCTGGGGTATATGGCCGCGGTCTGCTTCGACGCAGGGCTGATCGTCCTGCCGAAGCCCCTGGACGTCGCCCAGGAGGCCCTGGACGAGCTCACGCGGCCCGTGGTGGGCCGGCAGCTCAAGGAAGAGGTCTCCAGGGCGTGGGAAGCGTCCAGGGTGAACGGGGCCGCTTCCGGCCTGTATACTGAGACGGTGACTGGAATCCAGCTCGCCAGGATGGCGGCGATCGCGGAATACGCTGGAGCAGCCTGATGGCCAACTTCAAGTACGTCGGGACGAAGACCAAGCCGAACGGCAAGGTCGATCTCAAGCTCCCGCGCTGCTCCCACGGAACGGCCGCGATCGAGGTCTTCGACATCGTCCCAAACTCCACCTTGATCAATGTGACGGACCCATGCCACGTGAAGATGCTCCAGATGAGTCGGGACGTCACGGTCCGGCCTTCGGTGCCGAACTACCAGGAGATTTGAGGTAAGAGATGGCCGACAGAAAAGTACTGTTCCGCAGCGGCGCCAACGTCAACGAGGCGTCGCCGACAGCCGACCGCGTTCGCGCGATCGGCATGCTGTCCGGAGCCGCCTCCCTGACTCTCGAGAACTCCGGCGGTCAGACCGCGGTACTCTCGGCGACGCAGCTCACGCTGTCCGGCACGGTGGACATGAACTCGGCCGGCGGCGGCAACATCACCGGCTTCACGAACATCGGCGGCAAGACCATCGCTGACCTCACGGAGAAGGACGTCGCGGAGCTCATCACCGGAGGCTGGACCTTCCAGCGCACGTCGCCGAGCTTCCCTTCGCTCATCGCAAAGGCGAACGCCGGCCAGGCCGCCGCCTCGAACGTCTTCGAAGTCCAGAACGACGCCGGCACCGTGATCATGGCCGTCCAGAAGAACGGCGACATGACCGTGCAGGGCGCGCAGACCTTCGTCGGCGGCACGACGTTCCAGGGCTCGATCGACCTTGGCGACGCCGACACCGACACGATCTCCTTCATCGGTGAAGTCGACACCCACATCATCCCGGACGTCGACAACACGTTCGATCTCGGCACGCTGACGGGCCCGAAGCGGTGGCGGACGGGCATCTTCGGAACGTCCCTCGTGGCCGCCAACATCACGATCGGCCCGTCCAACACGATCTCTTCGTCGGCCGGTCTGATCATCGACCCGACGACCACACTGACGTTCGAGCTGACGGACAACAACGCCACGGCCTTGAGCATCGCGGAGGGCGCGCAGAGCTACCTGCTCTTCTCGACCGTCAACGGCTCCGAGCAGATCACGGTCGGCAACGGCACCACGAACCCGATCGTGCGCTTCTCCGGCTCCGGCTCCGTCGCCCCGAGCGCGGACAACACGGTGTCCCTCGGCGTCACGGGCCTTGGCTGGTCGAACTTCTGGCTCCGCACCCAGGCGGGCAGCGCCACGGTCAACCTGCGCGCGTCGACGGCCAGCGCCGACGGCGCCCTCGCGGTCGGCTACGATCCGACCGGCCGTATCAACATCACGGCGCTCAACGTCTCCGACGCCCTGGACCAGCTCGACACGGCGGTCGGAAGCTCCGGCTCGGTCACCTTCACCGCGCTCGCCACGATCGACGCCTACACGCTGGTCCGCACCACGACCACGAACAACAACGCCACGATGGCGCTTGCAACGTCCGAGGCCAACTCGAAGGTGGTCGGATTCTCCGTGTCCGCCATCACCGCCGCCGCGACCGGCTCGATCTACACGGCCTACGGTTCGCGCATCACGTCGCTCAAGTTCGTGGCCGGCCTGACTCTGGCGGCGAACGACGACGTCTTCCTGTCCGCGGTCACCGCCGGCCGCGCCACCAACGTCGCCCCGACGACCTCCGGTCAGGTTGTCAAGAAGGTCGGACTTGTGAAGGACGCCACGGCTTACGCCGGCGGCGCGGACGATCCCGCGGACGTCATCTTCCAGCTGGAGGTCGCGACCCTGATCGCGTAATACGAATGGATCTACACCCGTTCTGGATGGGGTTCTACGGCGAGGTCGAGAAGCTCGGCTTCGTTGACCCCGGCGTCGCCGCCGAGTATGCTGCGGAGCATCCCGTGGTGGCCGCCTCCGCCGTAGGCGTCCCGCTCGGCCTGGCGGCCATCGGGGCGAAGAGGGCGATCCAGAGGCGAATGGCGGCGAAGGCCGCTCCCGCCGCCGCGGCAGCCGCGGCTGCTCCGAAAGGGTTCGGCCTCAAGGGGCTCGCCGTCGCCGGTGGGCTCGGCGCGCTCGGTGGCTACATGATGGGGAAGAAGAAGAGCGAACAGTAAGGTCTGAAAATAAAGGAAGGAAGGTCTTCATGTCCGAGAAGAGAACTGTCGACAGAACCGCGCCGCCGGCCGCACCAACGCCAGAAGCCCCCGCTGAGCTTCAGCAGCAGACCCGCAAACTCACGGAGGTCGAGAAGCTCAAGTTGTTCAACGTCCACCTGAAGGACAAGGTCTTCCAGCTCGAGAAGGCCTCCGCCGAAGACTCGAAAACAATCGCGATCCTCCAGTCGGAGATCATGCGCCTCAAGGGGGTCGCCCACGAGAATGAGGCCGCCGCGGTCTACAAGGAGCTCGGCCTCAAGCGCGGCGAAGCCCTCGAGCTCCACGAGGACGGAACGCTGGTCGTCAACCCGAAGGCCAAAAAGCCGCAGGAGCTCTTCAGCAAGGTGAAGGGCGGAAAGCCGAACGGCACGGCCAAGTGACAAAATTCTTCCAGGGCTTCCTGTTCGAAGTCTCCAAGACCGCCGGGTTCCCGATCGTCGACACCTCCGCAGTCTCAAAGATGCAGAAGCTCCGGACTGGATCAGAAAAGGTCAACCGGGCAGCAGCGACCATCGCCATCAGGGGCAACCGCGGCGCGTCGGCGTCCGTCCTGAATCCGGTCGCGAAGTAGGGGCTGGATGCTGCACAGCGCATACGGTATACTCTCCAGGCGCGACAATGAGAGACGGGAAGTGTGGCTCGTCGCCAGTGCGACCGCTCCACGGAAACAGGTCTAAGTTGAACCCTTTTCCCGCTGGAGGGTAGATGGCGGAATCTCTATCAGACTCACGCTCAGGCGACTCCGGCTTGCGCGTTGGGATGCGCTACCCCTCCCCGTTCTTCGATATCTCCTCGCAGTACCTCCCGCCGCGGCTCAAGGACCTCTTCAAGTTCTGCCAGATGTACGCGTTCTCCGACGAGATCATCGCGGCGACCGTGTACAAGCTGGCCCAGTTCCCGATCACGGACATCATCTACGACGAGAAGGACAAGGAGCTCGTCTCGAGGTGGAAGAAGGTGCTCGAGGACGACCTTGGGATCAGAACCAGGCTCGAGGAGGCCGGCCTAGACTACAACGTCTACGGAAACTACATCGCCAGCTTCTACGTCCCATTCGCCAGGTTCCTCGTCTGTCCGAGCTGCAAGAAAACCCACTCAATCAAGAGCGCGAAGTTCCACTTCAAGGTCCAGGACTTCCGCTTTTACATGAAGTGCCGCACGTGCTCTCCGGACGACCCGATCCCGATGGTCGTCGTCGACAAGCCGCTCACCAAGTCTACGCTCGGGATGAACATCGTCCGGTGGGATCCGTCGATGATCGACATCGAGTACAACCCGATCTCCGGAAATTCAACGTACTACTACAACATCCCGAACCAGCTCAAGCGTCAGATCTGGGCCGGGCGCCGGCGCGTCCTCGAAGAGACGCCCATGAGCTTCATCATGGCCGCCAAGGAAGGCGCCAGGGTCGAGCTCGACTCCCAGAACATCATCCACATCAAGCGTCCAGCGATGAGCTACTTCGACTCCGGTTGGGGCCTCCCGCTGCTCGTTCCGCTCATGAAGAGCAGGTACATCTACCAGGTCTTCCTGAAGAGCCGCGAGGTTCTGGCGCAGCAGCACATCGTGCCGATGTGGATGCTCTACCCACTGCCGCAGGCGAACTTGGATCCGCACAGCCACCTTTCGATGGCCAAGTGGCGCGGCGAGATCGAGAACGCCGTGAAGAAGTGGCGCCGCGACCCGAACTACATCGGCATCTTCCCGATCCCGACCGGCTTCCAGCAGATCGGCGGCGACGCCAAAGGCCTGTCGATGATGGACGAGATGCGTTTCCTGCAGGAGACGATGATCGTCGGGCTTCAAGTTCCGAAGGAGTTCCTGCTCGGCGGCATGAGCTGGTCCGGATCGTCGGTGACATTCCGGATGGTTGAGAACTTCTTCCTGAATCACGTCCGCGGACTCCAGCAACTCATGAAGTTCGTCGTCGACAAGGTGTCCAAGGCGACGAAGCTCAAGCCGATCCAACTCGGGATGACCCGCCTCAAGTGGGTCGACGACGTCCAGCAGAAGAGCCTCCTCATGCAGGCGAACGCCGCCGGGAAGATCTCCGACGAGACGTTCGCGGCCGAGCTCGGCCACAGCATGACCAAGGAGTTCGAGAAGATGACAGAGGAGGTCGACAAGCGTTCCGACCTCCAGAAGAAGCAGTCGAAAGCCCAGGCGGAAGCCGAGGGCGAGGCGATGCTGGTCACTCTCAAGTACCAGATGAAAGCGCAGACCGAGCAGGCAAAGGCCCAGCGAGACATGGTGGCCGAGTACAAGGCGATGGGCTACTCGGACCAGGAGATCCAGCAGATGATGATCTCCATGCAGGCCCAGCAGCCGAACGGTGGCCAGAGCCAGCCCGGGAAGGTTCTCGGGAAGGAGCCGAACAAGCCTGGCGTCCAGCAGGGCGGCCAGGCCCCGCTCAACCCGGAGATGTGGTCCGGGCAGTTCGTGTCCACGCTCATGCAGATGGAGGCGCCAGAGCGCGAGAAACAGCTCGCGCGCCTCCAGATGGAAAACCCAGGCGTCCACATGACCGTGATGCAGAAGATCATGGAGGCGCAGGGCATCGACAACAGGCCGAATCCCCAGCAGAGGCCTCCGAATAGGAACGCGGGGAAGACACCCTCGCCGAGCTCCGCTAAATGATCAACCCAGAGGAACTCTACGCCAGCCTCACGAAGAGGCTGGCGAAGTCGGTAGAGACCTCTCTCAGTGTCGACGGACCCAAGAAACTCAAGGTCAACAAGGTCTGGGTCGAGGACAAGCTCGACGCGAACGACCTCGACGGTCAGCTCGACGCGAAGCTGCGCGGCCAGAGCTGGGCCATCCCCGTGTACGCCGACATCTCCCTCTTCGACCCGGCCTCCGGCAAGGAGATCGACCGGTCGAAGAAACTCAAGGTCATGGACCTGCCGAAGCTCACGCCGAGGTACAGCTTCATCGTCCAGGGCGAGGAGTTCCAGGTCGCCAACCAGCTCCGCCTGAAGCCGGGCGTCTACGTGAAATCCAGGCCGACGGAAACGAGCGCGAACTTCAAGTTCCCGATCGGCTTTTCGAAGTTCAACTTCTCGATCGACTACACCCCGAAGGACAAGCGGTGGACGACGTCGTTGGACGGGAAGACGATCCCGCTCTACTCCCACCTCCACGCTCTCGGGGTCACCGACGACGAGATCGTCGACGCCATCGGCCTCGACCAACTCGACAGGATCAAGGGCGAGGCGAACCTGAAGAGGGATGTGGCCAAACTCAGGTCCACCCTGACCGGTGAGCAGGCGAACCCCCAGGCTCTCGGGGAGAACTCCGACAAGGTCCGGGAGGTGCTGTTCGCCCTTCCGATGGAGCCGGACGTCCCCAGGATGAAGTACGGGAAGACCTACGAGAAGTTCAGCAAGGGCCTCGTCCTCGACGCCCTGAAGAACGCCTCCAAGGTTCTCTCTGGCGACGAAGAGCCGGACATCGACAGCTCGCGCTTCAAGGAGTTCCGCACCTTCGACGACATCCTGACGGAGCGTGTTGAGAAGTCCTCGCGCGTCATCCAGAGCAGGATCAAGCTCAGGATGCGGGACAAGTCGACGGTGCGCGAGGTCGTCCAGCCTGACAAGCTCTCAGACATCGTGACGAGCTTCTTCAACAGGTCGCAGCTCTCGAACTACCCGCTCCAGTCGAATCCGGTGAACTTCCTGACCGGCCTGACGAAGACGACCGTCTTCGGAGAGGGCTCGATCGGCAACAAGCGCGCACTCCAGAAGGAGGAGCGCGACGTAGACCCGTCCATGTTCGGGGTCATCGACCCGCTCCACACGCCGGAGGCCGGCGACATCGGCGCGGTCATGCACATCACCGTCAACTCCAAGAAGGACGGGAACGCCATCTCCGCGAGCCTGTACGATCTGCGCGCCCACAAGTTCGTCGACGTCAGGCACAACGACCTCTACGACAAGCGGGTCGCCTACCCTAATGAGTTCCGCCACGAAGGCTCGAAGATGGTTCCGATCGACGCCGAGATCAGGATCATGCACCGAGGTAAGACGTTCGTCGGCGGCGTCGACGACGTGGACCTCGTCGTGGACAGGCCGTCCGACCTGTTCGATTACTCGACGAATCTCGTCCCGTTCGTGAACGCGATGCACGGCGGTCGCGGCCTAATGGCCGCCAAGATGGCGGACCAGGCTGTGGCTCTCAAGAACCCGGAGGCCCCGCTCGTCCAGTCGTCCGCGGCGGCCGGCGGCGACCCGAAGAAGACCTTCGAGAGGCTCGTCGCCTCAACCACCACCCTCCAGTCCCCGTTCGACGGAACGGTCATCGGCGTGGAGAAGGGGTCGATCACGGTCGAGGACACGAAGGGCCACAAGAAGAAGGTCTCCATCTACAACGACTTCCCGCTCAACGCCAGGAGCTTCATCACCAGCAAGCCGACGGTCACCGTTGGCCAGAAGGTGAAGGAAGGGGACCTGCTCGCTGACTCAAGCTTCACCAGAGACGGGGCTCTGGCCGTCGGGACGAACCTCCGCGTGGCATGGCTGGCCTACAAGGGCCACAACTACGAGGACGGGATCGTCGTCTCCGAGACGGCGGCGAAGAAGTTGACGTCGGTCCACATGTACAAGGTCGACCACAGGACGTCGCAGGATGGCGTCCAGGGCCGGGACAAGTTCGCGGCGTACTACCCGAGCAAGTTCACCGGAGCCCAGCTTGCAAAGCTGGACGACGACGGCGTCATCAAGGTCGGCCAGCGCGTGCAGTCCGGCGATCCGGTCGTCGTCTACCTCGCCCACAAGGACACCACGCCAGAGGACGTGGCCCTGGGTAGGATCTCGAGGAACCTGGTCAGGCCCTACAGCGATTCTTCGAACGTCTGGGAAGAGCCGTTCGAAGGCGAGGTGGCCCACGTCCAGAAGATGCCAGGGATGATTCGCGTCACCCTGAAGACCGAGGAGCCGCTCCAGACCGGCGACAAGGTCGTCTCCAGGTACGCTGCCAAGGGCCTGGTCTCGAAGATCGTCCCTGACCACGAGATGCCGCACACCACCGATGGGAAGCCGCTCGAGATCCTCCTGAACCCGATGGGCCTACCGACTCGCATGAACCCGAGCCAGATCTACGAGGCGCTGGCCGGAAAGATCTCCGAGAAGACAGGCAAGCCGTACATCGTCGAGAACTTCGAGCGCGGAGACATCCGCGAGAAGATGCGGTCCGAGCTGAAGCAGCACGGCATCTCCGACACGGAAGATGTCATCGACCCGGAGACCGGCAGGACCATCGGAAAGATCACGGTCGGCAAGCAGTTCATCATGAAGCTGGAGCACGCGTCCAAGGAGAAGTTCAACGCGCGCGACCCGTCGAACGCCTACACGGCCGACATGCGTCCCATGAAGAGCGGCGAGGGAGCCCAGACGATCGGGCACATGGAGCTGGCCGCCCTGATGTCCCACGGTGCGATGCACAACATCAGGGACATGTCCACCTACAAGGCCGCCAAGAACGACGAGTTCTGGCGCGCGCTCCAGATGAACGAGCCGCTGCCGGCTCCCGCGCCGTCGTTTGCCTTCGAGAAGTTCATCTCCCTTCTGAAGGGCGCCGGCATCAACGTCGAGCGCAAGGGGACGAAGTTCCAGCTGAAGCCTCTCACGGACGATCAAACCGAGGCGATCAGCGCGGGCGCCCTCTCGAGCTCAAGGATGCTTCTCGGCAAGAACATGAAGCCTGAGAAGGGCGGCCTGTTCGACGAAGACGTGACCGGCGGGCTCATGGGCAAGAAGTGGTCCCACATCGAACTGCCGTACGAAGTCCCGAACCCGATGTTCGAGTCCGCCATCAAGGGCGCCCTCGGGTTCACGCAGAAGGAATTCGACGACATCATGGAAGAGCGCGTCCACGTGGACCGCTTCGGCAAGAAGACGGACGAAAAAGCCGGCGGCATGACCGGCCCGAAGGCCATCCGGCGAATGATGGAAGCGATCGACGGGCCGAAGGCCATTCGGGAGCTGAAGTCGCAGGCGAAGACCGCCCGCGGGAGCGACCTGAACGCCATGAACCGGGCGATCAGGTTCCTGGTCAACATGAAGGACAACGGCATCTCGCCGGGAGACCTGTTCATCTCCAAGGTTCCAGTCCTGCCGCCGGTCTACCGTCCGATCTACCCGCTTCCAGACGGAACAATGAACGTGTCCGACGTGAACTACCTCTACAGGGACCTGCTGGCCCTGAAGGGGCAGGTTCAGGACATGAAGGGCCTCGTCCCGGACGAGCACTCAAGGGAGCAGCGCGCCGACCTGTACCACGCCGTGAAGGCGATCGCGGGAGTCGGCGACCCGATCTCCTCCGAGAACTACAAGGGGATCATCGACGTCGTGACCGGGTCGAACCCGAAGGCGAGCTTCTTCCAGTCCCGGGTCATCAAGAAGCAGCAGGAGCTCTCCGGACGCGCCTCCATCGTCGGCAACCCTACGATCGGGATGGACGAGGTCGGGATCCCGGACGACATGGCCTGGGTGATCTTCAAGCCGTTCATCATCCAGAAGCTCGTAGACCAGGGGATCGCCCCGCTCGCCGCAGACGAGATGGTCACCAACCGTGCCGCCGTCGCGCGCGACTCTCTGATGCGCGTGATCGCCGAGCGCCCAGTGATCCTCAACCGCGCGCCCACCCTCCACAAGCACGGGATCATCGGCCTGCACGCCAGGCTCGTCAACGGCAAGTCGATCCACCTCAACCAGCTGGTGACCGTCGGGCTGAACGCTGACTTCGATGGCGACACGGTCGGGATCCACGTCCCGGTCACTCCGGAGGCCGTCCGCGAAGCCATCGACATGCTTCCGTCGGCCAACCCGATGTCCACGTCTGAGAAGATCCTCGTCACCCCGCGCCACGAAGCCCAGGTCGGGCTCTACAGGCTGACGACGTCCGGGAAGAAGACGGACAAGGCATTCCCCGGAGAGCTCGACGCGATCAAGTCGTTCCACGACGGGGAGATCTCCGAGACGGATCTCGTCCACGTCGGCGGAGTCGAGACAACCGTCGGCAGGATCCTGATCAACAAGGCGCTCCCTGAGAAGCTCAGGAAGCACGACATCGTCCTCGACAAGAAGACGGTCGAGATGGTTCTCAGCTCTGTTGCCAGGGAGAACCCGCGGGCGCTCGCTCCGGTGGTCGACACCCTCAAGGACATCGGCAACGAGTACGCCTACCTGTCCGGCCTCACCGTGAACCTCTCTGACCTCGAAGTCGGCAAGGGCGACGTCGAGGAGATCATGAAGAAGCACGACGTCGAGGCTGCCCAGGCTGTGAAGACCACGAAGCCAGGCAAGGAGCTCGACAAAAAGGTCGTCGCGATCTACTCGAGGGCTTACGACAGCCTCAGGAACATGGCGTCCACCAGGCTCAAGGAGCGCGCTTCCTCGCTGCATCAGATGGTCGCCTCCGGAGGCCGCGGCGACATCTCCCAGGTCGCCCAAATCGTCGCGGCTCCAGTTCTGTCGGAGGACGTCCGCGGGCGCGTCCACACGTACGCGATCAGGACAGGCTTCGGGCACGGCATGACGCCGGCTGACTACTGGGTGTCCAACTACGGATCCAGGCGTGGAACGCTCGAGACGAAGCTCTCAACGGCAGAGCCCGGCGCCCTGACGAAGTCCATGGTCCAGACGTCGATCGAGAACCGCATCGTCCCAGGGGACGCGCCGGCCGACGAGAACGGCCTGGACTTCCACGTCGACGACCGTGAGGCCGTCGGAAGGTTCGTCATGAAGGCGATCCCGGGCGTCGCCAAGCGCGGAGATCTGTTCGACTCGCAGCTCCGGGAGAAGGCGAAGTCGAAGGGCGTCAAGTCCGTCGAGCTCGGGAGCCCTCTGATGTCAACGCATCCCGCCGGCACGTACGCCATGTCGTACGGCCTGGATGAGCGCGGTCGAGTCCCGAGGTCCGGAGCCTTCATCGGGATCACGGCGTCTCAGGCGATCGGCGAGCCGATGACGCAGCTCATCCTCGGATCCAAGCACGTCCAGGGCGTAACCGGCAAGGGCCCTGGGTCGATGACAGGTTTCGAGAAGCTGAAGACCATCCTGACGATGCCTGAGGAGATCGCCAACAAAGCCCTCGTCTCAAAGGAGTTCGGCCACGTCGAATCTGTCCACAAAGTCCCAGGCGGCTGGGACGTCCGCATCGGCGGCAAGACGTCGTTCACGGCGTTCGAGCCGGTGGTGAAGTCCGGGAAGGCCGTTAGCCCTGGCGACCGCCTCTCCGAGGGCGTGATCGACCCAAGGGACCTCCTCGATACCAAGGGCATCGACCACACCAGGAAGTACATGGTCGACGAGATCTACGACATCTTCAAGGGCAACGTCCGGAAGAAGCACATCGAAACGGTCGTACGCTCCGTGACGGACACTGCTCTGGTCACCGACTCCGGCCAGCGGACCGACTTCATCGAGGGCGACGTCGTCCCGATCAACGTCGTCCGGGCGGAGAACCGCCGCGGCGCCGTCCACATGCCAGTCGAGCTCGCCAGGAACGCCATGCTGATGGAGAAGATCGACGAGCTCGGCGGCGTCGAGAGGATCCTGACGGACGACGACATCCGCAAGCTCAAGGACATCAATCGCAGTCACGTCACCGCCACGCCGACGCCGGTTCAGTATCGCCCGGTCCTGAAGGGCGTCGACATCGTTCCGCTTCAGCGCAAGGACTGGATGGCCGGCCTGTCGTTCCGCAGGCTGAAGGACGTCATTCAGAAGGGCGTTTCAGAGGGCTGGAAGACGGACGTGCGCGGGTGGAACCCGATCCCTGGAATCGCGTATGGCGCAACGATCGCGGATGCGCCAGAACTTCCGAAGACCGGGAAGGCTGCCGGATAGCTGGAGGTAGTTCATGTCGCTCAAGATGATTACGGCATGTGCCGGTAAGGACTCCTGCAACATATTCAAGTCCCCGGAAACGCTCCTGCGCGCTCTCGAGTTTCCGTTCGACTTCGCGAACCTGATGGCCGCCATCGAGATCGTGAAGAAGTGGCGGAAGGTCGCGACGTGCCCGTTCAGGGTGAAGATGAGCACGTCCGGCGACGGGGAGAATCTAAGGAAGGCGATCTGCTCGATCGCCTCGAAGCCGCCGTTCTCGATGGATGCCGTCAGCAAGGCGACCGGCTACTCGAAGACCAGGGTGGCGCAGATCGAGTACACGGCGATCAGGAAGGCCAGGAGGATCCTCGGCCGGGCGACGCTCGAAACCGAGGTGATGGACAGGTCTTAGGCGTCTGCCTTCTTCACTTCGTAGTCCTCGTGCCCGCACACGAGGCATTTGGCGATGTCGATCGGGACCTTGTTGACGTCCTTCACGGACATCTTCTCGATGAACTGCTTCTTCAGGTCACCCTGCTCCACGTACTGGCCGCGCTTCATGAGGTGATCGCGGTACGCGGTGAGCAGGCCCTTCTGGGCGGTGTCGAGCTTGTTCGCTTCCAGGAAGAGGTCGATCTCGTCTGGCATTTCCGCTCCTACATGTTGAGCATCTTCTCGATCGCGTCGCGCCCGTCGCCCTTGGCCTGCTTGATCTCGTCCTTGATGGTGGTCTTCTCCTGGACGTTCAGGTCGGCGAACTTCGCGCCGCAGAAGCGGCACTGGATGTCTCCGGACGCCTTCTTCTCCATGTAGCCCTTGGCCGGGCTATGGTCGCCGCTGCACTCGACGCCGACTTTTTCGATGGGCATGGGCTTCTCCTCCGACAGCTTTTCCAGGATGTCCTTGCACTCTTCCTCGTAGCCGACGTGCTTGGCGTGGTCCGCAACCATTCTCAGGACGTCGGCGAACTCCTTCGCGTCCTTCGGGATGTAGCCGGCCATGATCTTCTCGCGCAGCTTGGCCATCAGGTTGTCCTTTGCGGACGCCTGGCCGCGCCTGATCTCGAGCCGCTTCTTGAGGCGGTCCTCGCTGATGGGCATGCAGGTATGTTACCTGAAGTAACCCCTACAGTCCAGCGGCGTGAAGGCAAAAAAGGGGGCCGGAGGAGCGTTAGCTCCCCCGGCCCGAGGTGGGCAGCAAGCTCCTACACTGCGGGGTGCATTTTCGCCGGCTCCGGGTCGTCCGTCTGCCGGCTACTCCGTGGCACAGGATTCTTCTAGGTCATCCGTTCGGTGAGGCATAGGCATCTTTGGAGGAGCCTGGACCCTCTCGGAGCCCTTCGATCCTGAACCCACGGCTGCGTAAGTAATCCCACCTCCTACACAAGGATATTTCTGCCGTTCGATTTGAATGTCGCCGAGATCAACGTCAGCAAGGTCGCGATGTCCTTTGGCGTCTGGCTATCGTACTGGAAACCGAACTTCTCGGCGACGTACCTGTGGCCGAACACCTCGGATCCGCTCATCAGGTCGAAGTAGAAGCATCCAATATTGGCGATCCCTACGATCACCATCCCGCTCCTGGCCCATCGCTGGACTGTCTGCGGGGCCTCGAATACGGTTCTGATCGACGAGGTCGGAGTCATGAAGATGTCGAGGTGCGTCGTCCCTTCCGTCCACGAGAACGACACCGGGCCGTCCCTCAGGGCCGCGGCGACCTTTTCGGCGCCCTTGCGGTTGCTCTCGATGTAGCCTTCGATGTATCCCACTACCACTCGATCGTTACGATCGCCTCCTCGATTCCGCAGTGCCACTCGGCGTCGCTCTTCATGCCAGGCTTCACGTACCTGTCCTGCCTGAAGAGTGCGTCTTCGATCGCCTTGAAGATGTTGGACCAGTCTGAGCGCGGCTTCTTCTTCCATCGCGCGACGATGGACAGGCGGACTGGGGCCTCCTCGAGGGAGTCCGCCCTTTCTCGCCAGCCCTTCTCCATAGCCAGAAGCAGGACCGCCCTCTTGAACGCGGAGTACTTCTCGTAGTTGGCGTTGGCGTCGCGCGGCCTCCTGTATCCCAGAAGCGGCCCTGGAACTACGAACGAGATCGACTTCATGCTGCCTCCGTTAGAGCTTTGCGTGGCACTCCGGGCACAGGATCTCGTTGTCCTGAAGGTACGCCGTTGAGCCCTTCGGGAACTCGACATTGCACTTGAAGCACGAGTTCGAGTTGCGCATCTTTTCGAAGATGCTCCCGGGCTTCGGAGGGATGGCGACCTCCTCGTCGTCGCCGACGATCAGCGAGGCCATCCGGAACATGATCATCCTGCCGGTCGACTCCTTGGTCTGCATGTACCAGTCCATGCTCTCCGGGAGCGTCTGCTCCAGGCTGACCTGCGTGAACTTCACGCCCTCCGGGCACTGCTGGCTGATGCGCGCCGGCTGGCCGGGCGTGTCCGGCAGGTGCCCGAACATCACGCACACTACCGGCCGCACCGGGTAGATGAAGCAGCCCTTCTCTGGGGTCAGGAACGGGCACTGCTTTGGGTTGTCGTCGAAGTGGTGGAACTGCGCCTGGATGTCCTCGACCTGCTTGTTGGCGCACAACCAGGCTCCTATGGCCTCCGCCTCAGAGCCCTCGACCGGCGCCGTCGCCACGCAGCACTTGCCGCACAGCTTCTTGCACAGATGCCCCTCCTCGGGGAACTTCTTCTTCAGGGCGTCAAACGCCATATCACCTCCTTATCGCCTTGTGACCGTCCGCTTCATCGCGTCAAAGTCAACGAGGCAGAGCTTGCACGTCGGCCTCTCGCCACGCTTGATCGGGCGCCGCTCCTCGAAGTCCATGAGCGCGCGCCTGCAGATTGAAGCTCCAGCGTTCTGATTCGGCGAGTTGATGAACCGCACGTGCGTCTTTGTCCACTTCGGCGACGACCCGATCTCGACGTAGGTCCTACTTTTTGCCACGCCGACGCTTCCTTTCAAGGTGGGCGGCATACGCGGTTGTGAGCTCGGTGTTCAGGCTGGAGCTGAGCATTCTGCTCCTCCACGCCCCGAGCGAGTCCACCGTGAACGTAGCCGCGAATCCGCGCGTGAACGGCACCATGTCGGACGGATTGTACGCCCCGCCAAGAGCCTCCAGGAAGTCGTGCGCGTCCATCTTGGACGGCGCAGAGATTACGGTCACGTCACCGCTCTTCCAGCGCATCAGCCACGTTCCCATCCTACCTCCGATACTCAGCGAGCTTCTGGATCTGCCTCACGCGCTCCCGTGTCACCATGAGCTTCTGTCCGATCCACTTCAGCGTCTTGCCCTTCTTCCGCCAGGCGAGGACCTGCTTC